AGACCCCCATCCATTGCGGATGGGGGTCTCGGTGTCGGTCAGGCGGACTTGGTGGGCGCGTCGAGCCACTTGTGCAGGACGGGCGACACCTTCATCGCGGCCGCGGTCGCCGTCATCGGCTTACCGTCGAACTGGACCTTCTCGCCCGCCCGGTGCGCGCGCTGGAGCAGACCCTTGATGCGGGCGTCGTGACCCGGGGAGAAGACGTTCCAGGTGTCACCGCCGCACGCGGAGCCGAAGCGCTGGCAGGCGCAATCGTGCTTGCGGGGCTTGGCGGTGGCGGTGGTCTCGGTCATTTTGGGCTTCCCTTCCCTTGTTGGTGATTCCATCATACCATGTGGTGGACAACATGTGCAATGTGAGCCTTACCACAGGGGCCGCTTCGTCGGGTTCAGACCGCTCTCGACGGCCCCTGTGTGCCAGATTGACCCACTCACTGGCGTTAGGCCCAAGGATCTTCCACCGACTCGCACGGCCCTACCGGGTGGGTGTTCATAAGGGGTGGGGGCTAGGGCACCTCGCGATCCGGCATCCGTGGATCCGGTCTCCGGGGCCGTTGCCCCCCCTCCCTTACATTTTCAATTTTACCAGTCCCACTGCCCACACACAATACTCGTGGCATGTAACTCTTATCACAGGGCGGCACCACCAACCCGCGACATGACATACCTTTTAGAACGCGCGCGCGCCCCCCTGACCAGCGCGCGCTTTAGCGGAGGGTGGTGGGAATCACACTTGACACCAGATACTCTGCGGTGGTATAATGGAGTCATGGTGGGGGTAAGGAACCCTCACAATGGGAAGGGAACCCAAAATGAGTGAGACCAGGAAACGTCGTTGGCCGCTGTACACCTCGGCCGCAGCCTTTACGCTGTTGGGCGTGGTGGGCATGGGCGCGTGTGCGTCCACCGTGGCGACCGCGCCGCAGCCGCCGGCGGTTGCCGTCGCACCGGCCGCCCCGGCAGCGCCCGCCGGGCCGACCATCAAGGACGGCGGCTACGAGGTGGGCCCGGGTGCCAACCAGGTCGTGCCGGGCAAGTACCACACCGACGGTCCGGGCAACGGCATCGCGCCGTATGCCATCATCAAGGACGCCAACGGTCAGATCGACCGGGTCATCAACATCGACGGCCCGTACACCATCACGCTGACGCAGGGCCAGGCATTCGAGACACACGGTGGCGCGATCTGGGCACTCGTCCAGTCATGACGCACGGGGGCGATTCGATTGCTCATCGAATCGCCCCCCAGCCAGTCTGCCTCTTCATCGATTTGGGAGGTAGGCTGGCATGTCCATATTCAGGCTATTGGTAGGGATCGCTCGACACACCTGTCGATGTGGTCATCCTTATCTGTGGCACGAGCACCTACATCACGCCACGTATTGTTCAATCTGCGAGTGCCGCGAGTATCGCCATGCCTGGTAGGCACTCGGTCCGCAGCCGTTGGGCCAGCTGTATCGGGGTGGTGCTGTCACTATTCGGTATGGTCGCCGCACTACTCGTCGGCACGGTGATTGCCCTTGCGGGGGCCGTTCAAGGCCTGGTGGGTCTCGTCCTTATCGGGATCTTCCTGCTGAGCGTTATTGCCTTCATGGTCGAGCTGTTGCGGTTTCATTCGTACAAGGTGGATGTCGACATACTCGCCAAGCAGGATGCCAGCCGACGCCGAACCTACGCACAACGCGAACGTCTGGGCTACGTAGCCGAGATCGGGGTTAGCCAGAACGACGAGCGAACCCATGATGAGGACGGTCAGACAGATGATGACGATCGGTCGCGCTCGCTTCATCTGTGGACTCCTTCCTGGGAGCTCGACACCGTGCCCATCGTCTGGCGTTAGCGTAGGTTGTAGACGTCGCAGGCCACCACCGTATCGGGGGTCTGGCGCGTGCCCTCAATCGTGACCACACGCGAACCGTCGGGGAGCGGGAACGGTATCTGGCTGTTGTTCTTGATGAAAGCGGGCTTGCCCTGGCTACCGAACAACCAGGTCACCCCGCCCCGACCGTTGAGCGCGGCCAGTGAGATCCACGCGTCGCCCCAGGCCGTCGAGAGGCAGGCCCATGCGGACTTGGCGATGTTCGATCCACCGCCCGCCTCGCACGTGCGCTGGCCGCGAAGGCGATATTCCCAGCGGTCGCCCTCCAGCTTAACGTCATCGAATAGGATCAGCATCTGATTTTCCTCGTCGTCAGGGAACGCGGACGGTCCGGGTGCCGACCCGCCACCGGTCGCCACCGCTTGGCGAAAGGCATTCATGTCGAAGTTCGGATCGATCTTACGACCGGCCGGGTAGCAAACCTCTTTATGGCCCATTACGTGCGACACGGGCAGGCCATACCAAATAGCGAGGGACGAACACAGTCGGGCGTACGCGTGGTACTGGTCCTCCGGCCAGCCATCAACGCCGGTTGCTTCAGCCTCAATGCCGATCGCTGAGTTGTTGTCCTGCCAGCTCTGTTGGGTCTCGCCCGCGTGATATGAAATCCCGGCCGCGACCAGGTACACCTCGCCCGATCGGCTCAGGTAGAGATTACACAGCGGGCCCGGTAGGTCACTGCGACCATAGACCACGACGTTGAGGGACGGGGTGTCACCGCTGGCCGGTCCGGCGGTGTGGTGACAGACCACGCCCTCGACCGGGCCGGGGGTCCCGTGCCCGTAGTTACGCCATCCGCCGTAGCCTATCTTAACCGGGCCGCCGTAACCGGCCACGGCCTGGTCGAGATCCGTCCACATTGGCACGGCGTACTCCTAGATGTAGTCGGGATCCCAGCTCAAGCGGATGTGGTTGCTGCTGTTCAGGGGCTGGGTGAGCATGTTGGACACGTTCTCGCAATATGCGTACGCGACAATGGTGTCGCCCGCCTTAAATCGGCGCTTGAACGACACCGAGATTTCCAGGATCGAGGTGCCGGCCGGAGTGGTCATGCTGGACGCGTAACGCGTGCCGCCCGTGTCGGGGCCAACCCACAGGCCGACCTTCTTCGCGGACTCGGGTTGGGTGCGGTAGCAGGCGTCGATGGTCCATCGTCCCGCACGGTTCATCGTGAACTTCGCGTTGGTCTGACTGCCCGTGGTTGCAGTACCGCGCGTAACATCGGGGGTGGTGTAGGTCGGGGTGTCGAAGGACAGTGGGCGGTCGCCAACCGGCACGATGGTCTGCTGCGTGGTGTGGACATATTCGGCGTCGTGTGAGCTAGCCTGGTCGCCTAACGTGATCGCAGAGTTCGCGACCGATGTAGCATTCGCGGCGTGCGTGAGCTGCGCGAGCTGCAGGTAGCCGGCCGGCTTGGCGGGCGCGACGGGTGAGGCATTGGGGGTGCCGACCACGAGGATGAACTTGGGAGTATAGACCGCGCCCGCGTAGTCCGCGTCGTCGACCGACATACACACCAGGTCGATCCGGGGCAGCGAGCCGACAGCCGACACCGCCAGGGTGGCGCTTGCATCGTTCATCAGCACGTAGGCACCGCCATCCGAGGCGGGCGTGGGACACACCGCTCGACCGGCCGTGATCAGCACCGACATGTCAGGTACGGCCTGCGCCTGGACGTTCAGCCCGGCCAGCACCCGACCGGCACCGGTCAACGGATCGGCCAGTGAGTTCAAGTAAACCCCTGGAGCGCGCCGGTCATCGACGGCGTTATACGTCCCCGACTGGAGATATAGGGCCTTGAGAGCCATTAGGCAGCCACCTTCTGTCGCAGGTACCAGTCATCCACGGTGTAGCTCCAGTCGGCCGACGGGCCGGTTGCCGTAACGTAAACTCCCATTTGCACGGCCGAGCTAGGCACCGCGCTTAGAGTGTCCCCCGACAGGATCGTCGCCACCCCGGGGGTTAGCGCTGAACTGGCCACTTGCAGTTGAGTCTGCGCACCGCCAACCGTCGTCGCGTACCAGACCCCAACCGCGGCCGTGACCCCAGCGATGCTCGACATGATCAGTACCGACGCGTTCCAAATCGTGCCCTGGCCGGATTGGAGCTGACCCGCGGACTGGGTGGTGCTGGTCGTGCCGACGACCGAAGTGTCGACGAGCTTGCTGAATGTGCCGCGTAGCTGTACGTCGGCCGGGTTGAGGCCGTTCATCGAGCCGCTGTACTGAGTACCGGTGGTCGGACCGGGCCCTACCGTGATCCCCCTCGACGTCCCGTCGCGGATCCGGTCTAGGATGCCGGCCACGCCAACCACGCTGTACCATTTGCCGCCCAGGTCCCACGGGGCCTGCACGAGGTTGTTGGTAAAGCCCGATCCGGGCTTGGCGGCACCCACCGCTGGGGGTGTTGCGACGTTGTTGGTGCCCAGTATGACGAATGTGCCGCCCACTTGAGCCCAGGCATTGGGTGACAACCAGACATCGAGCTGCGTCCAGTCGGTGGTGATGGTGCCGACACCCGCCGCCCATTGGCTATTATCAAGCCAGGCGAACGAGTTGCGGTTGCCGTTGACGGCGTCCTGGCCCTGCAGCAGGCTGTCGTTGCCGATATACGCGCCCGACCCCGTGTATGAGCGCACCGCGGTCAGTGGGGCGAGGAACGTGAATCCTTGGCGGACCTGGTTCGCCGCGACCGAGTGGCGACGGATGAAACTGTACTGGCCCTCCAGTGCGGCACCGCCCGATATGAAGCCTCCGGTTGTTAGCGGCACCCATCCCGTAAAGTCGCCAGTCTCGTAGCGCGGGTTGATCAGGATGTTCGGCCCGTAGATGTTCTGGCGGGTGCCAGCGGCCGGACGCTGCACGCCATTCATCTTACGCTCAACCGCGGCCAGGCGCTCCTCCATTCGAGTCAGCCACTCGGACAGATCGGCCGGACGCGCCACTCGGCTCATGGCGTCGCCACCGTAAATATCGACGAGTCTAGCAGTGCGGGTACCATCGTCACCGTCGCCTCGTCCCTTGCTCCGGCATTGATTGAAATCGCGGCGATGCGCTGTTGCAGGTCGTATCCATTCGGGAACGTGGGGCCGGGCGGCACAATCAACCGGCAATCATCACCGACCTGATAGGACCCCAACACCGGATCCAGGTCGGGATCGGGTACCTTGATCTTGATGGACAGGACCACACCTGCACGGGCCGCCTCATCGGCCATTGCCTTTTGCTGTAGGGTCGTGATGTCGCTGACGTCGGTGTAGCTGGTCGTGTCCTCCAGGCGCAGCCAACCGGCACCGTACATCGATAGCGCCTCATAGCCGACGATCAGCGGGTTGGTGGAGTCGGCCGGGTTACTGCCGATGGATTCCGTGACCGTTGCCGACGATGCGGCGTCCTCGTCCCAAGACGATATTGTGCAGTTCGAGCCGACCATGAACACCAGTCGGGACTGACTGATCGTGCGGCCCAGCCGTGGATAGCCCAGGCGAAACTGATCGGTCCACACCCCGGCCGTGTTGAACATCGGGCTCGACATCAGATCGCAGCCCTGCAGCACGCCCAACAGGTTGCGGATCATGTCGCCGTACGATTTACGCTCGGCGCCGATATAGGTGCGATCACGCAACACGCCCGTGACGGTGTCACCGACAACGCCAACACCAAGCCCGCCGTACAGGTCACGCTGTGGCAGGTCGATTAGCGTCGACAAGATCGCGCCCTGATCGATCTGCGAGAATGTGAACGTGCGACGAATGCGGCGCCGGTCCCAGTACGACAGGATCTCGTCGCACTCGATTTTCATGTACCCCGGCTGTTCGAGCGTTCGCTTCCACAGGATGCCTGACCAGCTCGGAATTCCGCCTCGCAGGACACCAACCAGGCACCGACCCGGCAGCAATAGGTCCGGCATCCCCCCATCGTACGTCGGAATGGTTGCTGAAAGCTGGCCGGCGGAG